TAATTCAAATACCGACATGATCAGCTTGTTATCCTCAAGTTTATCATTTCATCCTTACATTTTTTCAACCCGTGCTTTGACCGAACGGTTGATTTTCGTTGGAGTTGCATTCCTCATAGCATTGGCTCTAAACTTTAACCAATACTCGCGATATTCTTTCATTTTCTTTTCAGATGGAGCTATCTTTTTGCTCATGATATAATTGGCAGCCGCGCGACGGTAGTCGTTCTTAAGATTAAGGGCTACACCATTAACGTTCACTTTGTTCATGAGATACTTTCTCTCTAGTTCACGTTTTCTCTCCATCTTCCATCGACCAACGACATTCTTCTTAACCATGTCTATATTTTTCTTGAATGGAATACCCAATTTATTTTTATTGTTAACGGTATTAAGAGCCGATTTCATATTACGTACATCCTGGTTGATATTGGGATTGTACCTCTTCATCCATTTGTCACCATAGATCTTTGTAATATCTTTTCGAATTGAGTTTTCATCGAGACCTCTCTTCTTCATGACTTGCTGTTTTTTTACATTTTTGGCACGCTCAACCTGAACACGTTTAGGTTCTTTTGGTTTAGGAGCTGGTTTAGGAATAGCCTTTTGTTTGACTATTTCATTTTTAACCTTTTGAATTTTCTTACAAATAGTCTCTTTGGTTTCTTTATCATCGAGTTTAATTTTGAGAATTGCGGCGATACGAAGAAGTTCTTTTTTATTCATGTCTCCAGTTCCACATATTTTACCACCCACACGGAAAGTATTACCTGAGCCAGTAAGTTTGACGTCCTTTTTCTTGTTTGTGTTTTTGAAAGTGGTACTATTTTTATTCAAAATCTTATTAATCTTCATACATATATCCTCCTTCTTTGTACTTTGAGTGATGCCTACGATACCTAACTTCTTCGCGAAATCTACGAGGTCTGGTTTAGAGAAGCGCATACATTGAACACCATTAATTTGAATATTGAAAACAACTTCACGCTTTTTCGTTGGTGCAACCCGTTTGGTAACTACACGAGGACCAGTTTTCTTCTTAGGACCCCTCGTTTGTGGAACGCGAGCACCTTTGGTGAGTTTCTTTGGAACTTCACCAGTCACCTCAATGTCACCAGTCGTATTCATAAGAGTAACTAACTCTACACCGTCGTTGTAGGCGGCGAGCATAGCAGCTGGATTTGGTGCACCAGAAACCTGTACATTTCCAGATTGAGAGAATATGTATTTATGACCCTTATAGTGTACATACATAAAGGGGGAAAGTTCGGGCTCAAAGTCCAACTTGGTGACACCGGCAGAAGCATACACTCTTTGTCGTTGACTAGCTATCATGGAAAACCCTTTGAAATTACCATTAATTCTGAACTGACCACTGAGGTTATTATATTCAAATGCATTGTATAAGAATGCCTCCTTCTCACTATACGTGTTTACTATGAAACGACGAATGAGTTCGGGTTGATTCGCGATATTTGTACCGATAAAACCACCCGAAAAACGAATCTTTCCATTTTTGTAAAAGTTTACAGTAGCACCCTTCGATTCTGTGCCATTTGAAATAATAACTTTGAACTGAACAGTGAAGAAATCTGATCTATTAATATTACCACGCTTCCCATACTCACGGGTATGCGAAAAACCCTCTTGCATAGCACCGTACCTTCCGATAATTTCTTTGGTCTCTATATAAAGACCTTCCCCAATGGGGGTTTTGGGTTGAGGAACTTTAAGTAGTATTTTCTTAAGATCAATGAAATCACCTTGTTGTGGAAATTCCTTATTTACAGTAGCGTTAAACATACCCGGATTGAGTTTACTGACAGAAAGTTCTATGATTGGGGGTGGCACTAATAAAGCTCTAGTGACATTTTCATTCTTTGGTAAATTATTAAAATTGATATCTGCTAGGACGTTATTAATCATACGTTTTTCACCATTCTCAAGTTTGTTATAGTTATCGTTAGAGTTGGAATTGTTCATAAATTGAGCAAACTCACCATAGTTTGTATTACTAATGAAGTTCCTTTCTAAACGAGGGGGGAACTCCTGTTTCTTCAAAAGATCGAGTTCAAGTTCCCTGGCCAGGTTATTATTTGACGCAGTTGTTGAAATAGAATTGGGACTGTTAGAACGTTGTATTTTTATACCAGACTGTTTCACAAACTCTTCGAGCTGTTGGCTCATATTACTATTTATAACTATTTTTTTTAGTAGTCATCTGTAATTCCCATACTTTCTTCAATCACATCCATACCAAACACAACCGGCTGTTTGGGGTATGTCCTTCCCTTATATGTGACAACTTCTTCCCTGACTTCAATATCTCGTGAACTGAATGGTCCTGCATAAAAGTCCTGATTAAACCTGGCCTTACCCAAGTTGTTTGCCTGACAATGTTGGTTGAATACCTGTACAAAGAGTTTCTGGGGGACGAAGTGGTCCTTACCGTACTCAACGAGTGTACTTTCCATGAAATTGTGGAGGGTACTCGCAACCATCGCAACTTGTTTCTGAACCTTCTTGAAGTACTCTGGTACTACATTCCAAATATCCTTGTCCTTGTATTTGTTAGAATACTCAAGATACCCCCTGACACATTTGAGAAGAATGATTGGTAGCTCATCGTTCAGTTTTTCATCAAGCTGAGGATCTGCGTCTCGCACCTGTTTTGTAAAGTTCCACGTTAGGATGCGGCGAAGAACAGACCCCGAGTTATCCTTCCAGTTTGGTACCTCATTACCACCGAGAACACCAGGAACCTTCCATTCAATAGAATGAGCGGTTTTGTTCTTTACAGCTACAGAAACATCTTCACCTGACACCATAGACTGGAACTCAGCCTGTTCAAGAGCAAGATCTCCCTTCACCTCTGGGGCAATAAACATAAACGAATCCATGATTGCTGAAAGACCAAACTTCTTTTCAATGTTATTCGATAGAGTTCCAACGTCTTCATTTTCGTAAAACTTTTTGAAAACCTTGGTGATTAGAGTAGACTTTCCCGACCGAGCGATACCCTTGAAGAATGGAATAATCTGCCATGCATCCATCTCACCAACATCATAACAGAGACGACCACCCATCACATACGCCCAATCACATACATCATCGTCAAACTTCTGATACTTGAGAATTGAATCGAAGTAGGGTGTTGGAATATCTTGCCACCTCTTAACATGTGAAAAATCATCAAATTGTTGATCGAAATACTTACAAGCGATGACCGTTGGATCTAGAGCTCGAAACTCCGGACTATCATAAGGGTAGAATCTACAATCATACCCCCCTATGTCAGCATACCATCCTTTTCCTACAAATACTCCATTCTTAAAACTCCACACATGTCTACGCTTGGTAATTTCTGGGAATTGATCATCAAGACATTTGGACATATTGTCAATAACTTCTCTAAAGACTGAACCACGACTCGTGAAGTTTTTCCATGTGGTAAAGTCAACATCTTTTTGTGCAAGGGAATACACGAAATGTTCGATTGAAAATTTTGGTTTCCATGCGCGCGTCCTACACCCATCGATTGTTTTAATTTCTTCACAACACTGCCCCTTGTATCTACGATACCCAGCTTTGTATGTCTGATCCATGGTATACAGTAAACATTTTTGATATGGTGTAGATGATTCAACTTCATCATCATCAATCGTCGAGGGATCGCCAAGTTTGGTAAACTGAGGGAGTACCGTTGGATTATCTACTCGTTCGAACGACATGTAATGTCGTCGGATGTTGTCATACCCATCACACAACTGTTTCAATATATTATTAATTCTCCTTACTAAGTTGATACCATCATCATTTGGTTCCTTTTTATGAATCTTAAGATCCCTTGCATGGTTCTTCACGTTGACCAAATATGTTTTTTGTTTATCTCTGATACTCTTGATCGCTAGCATATCAATTTGATTTGCACGAGGGTTTCCGTATTCATCAAAATTATCAGGGTGAACAAATTGTCTATACCCTAACTCTCGCGCATTTCTGAAATCATTTGTTTTCAGAGACCACGCTTGTTCAAACTTATCAATAACTCCATTTACTTGATCCACTTTCATCGATTGAATATGCTGTTTCTGAAGTTCCACCAATGCTTCATACTTGTTAGGTTCCTTATCGATGAAATGTGTATTGTCCATTCCTGTTATTTAATTATATATACTTTTTCTTTCTAAGTTAATTCTTTGCAGCCAATCGAGCAAGCATTTTTATAAGTATTTTGTTTTGGGTCTCCATTTGGTAACCAATGTTTACTAGAGCGGAGCAGATAGTATCCCCATCTGGAGTAGCGAGAAGAGATGTCACGAGACTCACCATATCCATACCATCTTCACCATCTTCACCATCTTCATCGATTTGATATTCGTCATCGTCGGATAGTGTGATATCTTCTTCATCCTCACTTATGATTTCCCCATCTTCAATTTCATCTATTGGTTCGGTATCATCAGGATGAATTGACATTTACATAGACTGAGAAAAATCAAAATCAAAATATGCGCGTTTGCCCAGAATTATTTTCTCTGTGTATACTACAACAACTCTCAAAATGGCTGGTGGTCTCATGCAACTCGTAGCTTATGGCGCTCAAGACGTCTACCTTACCGGTAACCCTAAGGTAACTTTCTTTCAGGCGGTTTACAAGCGCCACACTAACTTCGCGATGGAGAACATCGAGCAGACCGTCAACGGTACTGCCGCCAACTCCGGTCGCGTGTCGGTGACTATCGCCCGTAACGGTGATCTGGTCGGTGATATGTACATTGAACTCAAGTCGTTCACCTCCAACACCTCTACCAAAAACGTAACCGATGACTGTAACTGGGTCGCCGAGCGTGCCATCAACAACGTTGAACTGTCCATCGGTGGTCAGCGCATCGACAAGCAGTACCAGAAGTGGTGGCGCATGTACGATTCCCTCTACCACGATGAGGCCAAGAAGGCGACCTACGCCAAGATGACCACTGGTGTCGCGGGTAAGAAGGTCTTCCTTCCCCTCCTCTTCTTCTTCAACCGCAACCCCGGTTTGTTCCTGCCTCTGATTGCCCTGCAATACCATGAGGTCCGCGTTGACATCGACCTGGCGTCCGATTTCGCGTCCTACTGTAACACCGACACCTTCAAGGTGTGGGCCAACTACGTCTACCTGGACACCGAAGAGCGTCGCCGATTCGCCCAGAAGGGTCACGAATACCTGATCGAGCAAGTGCAGCACACTGGTACTGACACTGTTTCTTCGGCTGAGACCAAGCAGGTGCGTCTGTCGTACAACCACCCCGTCAAGGAATTGGTGTGGTGCTTCTCCAACACCACCGCTCGTTCGTCTCTGTGGAACTTCACCTCCCAGAACCAGATCGACGATGTTGTGCTCCAGTCTAACGCCGTCGCCTCGGGTAACTGCTACGTGCCCATCTCCGCGGCTGCTGGTGTCCCCCTGGTGCAGTTCGGTACCGGTGCCTCCACCGAGGCCTACAACGAGGATGCCATTGGTCCCCTCAACACCTTCAAGTTGGTGCTCAACGGCCAGGATCGCTTCAAGGAGCAATCCGGTAAGTACTTCAACCAAGTGCAAGCCTACAACTACCACACTGGCTGCAACGCGCCTGGTGTGTACTCGTACTCTTTCGCGCTCAAGCCCGAAGAACATCAGCCCACCGGTACCTGCAACTTCTCGCGCATCGATAACGCGCAGGTTGCGGTCACGATGAAGGCGAGTGATGCTACCACCATGCACATGTTCGCGACCAACTACAACGTCCTCCGCATCCAGTCTGGTATGGGTGGTTTGGCTTTCAGCAACTAAGTATCAAATATTCGTTTGATAGTAAAAAATATATAAAACAATCATTTTTAAATTGCA